GCCGTTCGCCTGATAGCGATAGGGCACCGACGTGCGCCCGTTGGCTGTGGCCTGAAGGCTGAAGTTGGCCGGGACGATGTAATCGGCATGGAAGGCGACGGTAGCGGAACCGCTGGCCGGGTAGATGAAGTCGATCTCGCCCGTCTTGCGCGCAAAGCCGCCGCTCGGAGGCCCGACGGTCAGGTTGCCGGTGAGCGCGATCTCGGCATTGATGAAGCCTGAGAAGTCCAGTCCCGCCGTCGCCGTCGCGGGCGTCACCGCCACCGTCGCCAGCGCATCCGCCATCACTTTGGGCGAGATGATCTTGCCGTCCACGTTCCCCGCGCGAACTTCGGCCACCGTGGCGAAGGTTGGGACGGTCGGAGGCGCAGGCAGTTGCGCCGCCGGAACCTTCCCGCCCACCAGATCGGCCTTGGTCTCAAGGGCCGCCGTGACAGCCGCCGCATCGGCAGGGGTGAAGCCGAGCTTGGATTGATAGCGGCCGTCGGCGTCTGCCCGCGTCGGGACGGAATCAGGGCCGCCAACGCCCAGCGCCGGCCCGCCCTTGATCACCTTCCCCGTTGTGCCGCTGAACAGCACCAGGCTATCCGCCGTGGCCGAGGCCGGGCCGACGACATCCCCACTACCCCCGCCTCCGCCTCCGCCCGTAGCCGCCAGCACGCCCGCGGCGAAGTCCAGGCCAGCGCCGATCGTGACAGGCGACCAAGCGTCGACATCTGACAGGTAGTAGAGCCCTGGCGCGTTCAAGCCGGCAAGGGCGGTAAGCCCGGCGGCCTTGGCCTGGTATCGAGCGTCCGAGTCTGCACGCGTTGGCAGAGAGCCGGGCGAGGACACCCCGATAAGCGGCCCGCCCTTCAGCAACTTGCCCGTGCTGTCTGCGAACTGGGCCAGGGCGTTCAGCGTCGAGGATGCCGGGCCGAATACGTCGCCACCGCCCTCACCGCCGCCGCTTCCCGCGCCGATCGCAGCGCGGAAGACCGCAGCCTGCTCGGGCGTCATGTCTACGTTCGATCCGTCACGCCTCAGGCGGCGGCTGGTATCGCCCTTTACCGCCTCCAGCGCATTGATGACGTCGATGAGGCGTGCAGGGTCCTTATTGCTCACCGTCAATCACCCGACAGGTTCTCATAGTATCCGGCCAGGTCGAACGGCTCCGGCGCAGGACCCGTAACCCCGACGACCGGCGCGCCGATGTCGACGCTGGGGGCCGCCCGCCCGCGCCACTTCCTGACCAGCGGCGCCGTATAGGCGGAAACGCCCGGCTCCTGCCGCTTGTCACGGATGATGGCGTCACGCATCAACTGTTCGGCGTCGCGCTTCAGTAGCCGCGCGTCCTGCGGCTTGTCGCACAGCGCCTCCAGGAATAGCGCCTGCAGGCGCTGGACAATCGCTTCGCTGACATCGGGCGGCCAGGTCGATTCATCCGCACGCACCGTCGCCACGACCTGCAGGGGCGTGTGGTGCGGCGTCAAAACACGCCCGTTCTCGATGCTGTATTCCGCCGCGCCCAGCTTGCGTCCGCCGCTCATGATGTAGCGGATGTTGATGACCTCTGGCGGCCAGACATGGGCGTGGCGCCACGGCCCGAGCTGCACCGCCTCCTGATAGGTCAGGTTCAGCGTGCGCTTGGCGAAGGTCCACGCGTGGCGGCTGAACGCCGTCCGCACGATGCCTTCATAGTTCGACGCCGCGATGCGGGCGGCGGACGAGTCCTCGTCCAAGCTGCCGATCTCCTCCTCGCCGATGCGATGAAGAGCAGCCTGGATGACTTCGATCGGGGCGGCATAGGCGGGCATGGACGCATGATGGCCGGGGCGCTGTCGCGGCCAACGCACGGGCAAAAAGAAACCCCCGCCTTTCGACGGGGGCCAGTTGGTCGGAGGTTACTGGGCGGGCTTCAACGTCAGCGTCTCACGCGGCGGGGCGCTTCCGCCCTTCTTGCCGTCGCCGTCGTGGTCCAGCGGATCGCGCTTGACGGCCTTCCAGAACTTGCCTGGCTTGGCGTCCGAGGAGAACTTTTCGCTCTCCTCGATGATCTTGCTGCCGACGTAGAGGCGAGCCTGAGCCACATACTCAGCCATGTGTCAGCCCACCGGGTTCTTCTGCACGGCCGCGACAACGCCCGCCGTGATCTTGCCGGCGGTGCCGGTGCCGGCCACAGTGTAGTTCAGTCGCGAATAGCGCTTGCGGGCCTTGAACGGGATCTGGTCGATGGCGAACTGATAGCCCGCCTTCAGCTCCGTCACAGGCACCGCAGCCGTCGACACGACCGTCTCCGGCGCGGCGAAGTTCTCGGTGTCGCTGGTCTGGTAGCTGACCTGCACCGACGTGGCGCCCGCGAAGGTTTCCGTCACCTGCACCAGCAGCGGCACTTCCGGGCCGGTGCCCAGGTCGCGCGCCACAGCGGTCGAGCTGCCGTAGGGGATGCCGGCCGCCAGGTGGTCGATGACGTTGGTGGAGGCGGCGGTCGCCGTGACTGCCTGCCCGTTCGAGTATTGAGTGGTGCGATCGAAGATCATGCTCAGCCCTCCTTAGGCGACAGCGGCTTCGGTGTTCAGCAGGGCGTCCGTCTCGCGGATCGGGATGCCGCGATAGGTCATGACCTCCTGGCCCGCGATTTCCATCGGGGTCAGGCGGACGAAGTTGTCCGACGAACCCTTGTTCTGGGCCAGGGCCTCCAGAGCCTCCAGCACGTCGCGGTTGCAGTAGATGGCCTGGCGCGGTGCGGCCTCGCCGTCCGGCAGGTTCGCGCCGGGGCGCGCCACGCGGCGGGACTGCAGGGCGTAGTAGCCCTTGCGCAGGAACTTGTAGAGGTCGACGGTGCCGGCCTGCATGTCCGAGACGTCGATGTTCGGAATGCGGACGTTGTAGCGCCAGTCGCCGACCGAAACGCCCAGGTGCCAGCGGAAGGTCTCTTCCTGCACGTAGTAGGGGTTGCCCGCCGCGTCGGTCACGCGCTGGCGCCCGTTGTCCTTGCGCTGGATGCCGCCCGGCGCGTCGGCCGGATGGATCAGGGAAGTGAAGCGGTCGCCCCAGGTCACGAACCAGATCGAGGTGTTGTCCGAGCCCGTGCCGCCGGCCGAGATGACGTTCTTGTTGGCCAGCGAGTTGTAGCGCGCGCCCAGGCCCTTGATCTTCTCGGGGCTGGTGGCCGTGTCGTGGTAGAAGATGCCGGTGGCGCCTTCCTGTGACAGGGCCTCAAGCACGCCCGACGCTTCGTTCAGGCGCAGCTGGTTGACCTTGGCCGCCTCGATTTCCAGCATCCGCTCGTCGACGGCGGACATCTGCTCGATCCAGCCGGTCGTGTCTTCGACGACCTGAGTGTGACCCTTGGACTGCGGCACGCCCTGATACAGGGCGCCCCACGAAACCGTCGGCAGGCCGGTGCGGATGGTGTGGCGGTGCTTGGTGCCGTTGTTGCACGGCATGACCCAGGCATCGTCCAGGACGGGGTTGGTCTGAGCGAGCACCTCCAGCACAGCGCCCTCGGGCGTGGCGCGGTTGGCGTCGATCAGGTTCAGGAAGGAGTTACCGATGGTGGCCATGTTTCAGGGTTCCCCTAGTTAGCCGTACATTCGAGTTGCGAGGTCCGGCGTGGCCGGGGGCGTCAGCGGAACCGCGCCGATGGCGGGCCCCTGGAGTTTCGAGACCAGGGCCTCGAGAGCGATCACCGCGTCCGCGCTGCGCATCTGCTGGCGCAGGGCCTCGGCGGCGTCCTGGCCGATGGCGGCGATGACCTGTCCGTGCAGGGCTGCGGTGCGGGTTGCGTGATTGGCGCCGAGCTTGGTCTGCTCGGCCTGAACAAAGGCGGCGGCTTCGGTCTGAGCGGCCTTCACCGCTTCGACTTCGCTGGCAGCATAGGCGCGGAGAATCTTGGAAACGGCGGCCTGAGGCAGACCCGCCTCGTGCAGCGCCGGAAGGATCGCCTTCGCCAGCGGATCGTCCGCGTCGAAGGTCACGGGCTGGCCGTCAGCACCCAGCACAGGCTCGTCGGTCTCCAGCTTGTAGGCCTCGGCGCTCTCCGGCACGCCCTCGCGGCGGGCGGCTTCGGCGGCCTCCAGCTCTGCCAGGCGGGCGTAGGCCTCGGGCTTCACGCCGGCGGCGTCGTCCCAGTAGGCGTCGGGCAGTCCATCGGGGCGGACAGGCGCAGCGGGGGCCGCAGCCTCAGGCGTCGCCGCCGCAGGAGCCATCAGGCTTGCATCGGGCGTGACCGGCACAGCGGGCGCAGGCGCGGCGGGTTCAGCAGCAGGAGCGGCAGTTTGTTCCGTCATGGGCTGGACGGTGCGTCCGCCGCCCCATGCTCTCAACGCACGGTCGCGGAGGCCATTTCCAGGATGCGGTCAGCCAGGCGGCGTGCGCCTTCAGCCTCACGCAACTGCGCGTCGCTCGCGCCGATATGCTGGGGCTTCTGGGCCTCGTCGCGCAGCCATGCGGCCAGCAGGATGCCGTCGTGCGTCCGCGCCAGCCGGGCGATGACGCGCTCGATCGTGTCCTCGTCAGGTTCACGCGCGGGCGCTGGCTCGCGACCGCGAATGTCGGCGAACTTACGCGGCGGGCGGGACATCCAGGCCTCCCTGAGCAGCGGCGGCCATGGCTTGCTCCGCCATGATCTGCTCTTCGGACTTCATCACGATGTGCCGCTCCTTGGCCGTGACGATCAGGTTCTCCATCGTCGCCTTGGCGTCGACGGGCACCCCGACCTGCAGGGCCGCCCCGATGTTGGACGCCAGCGCCAGCACCTGCCCGGTGATCGAGATGTCCTCGAGGTCCTTGGCTTTCGACAGCGGACTGATCGGGCGGACATTGACGAGTCGGCCGCCCTTCAGGCGCACCTCCGGCAGTTCGCCGCGCTGCGCCAGAATCCACGCCACGCGCTCGATGATGGGCAGCACCCATTCGCGCACGCAGCGGTCGCGCGGCAGTTCCTTGCGACGCGTGTTCCAGGCCTTCTCGTCCATCCACTGGCCGAGCGTCGGAGGCGTGTCCCCGGACTGCTCCGGCCGGTCCTGATAGGCCGAGCGCTTGATGGCCTTGCGCATCTCCTCGACCTGGAAGAACGAGGCGTCGAAGCGGGTGTCAGGCAGGAAGGCCTCGGGCGGCTTGGACTGCGGCGCGCGGGCGTAGCCGTGGCCTGGCTCCATGCCGCCGTCGAAGTTCGCCAGCCCGTCCTCCTCGTAGGAGAAGGGCGGGTCCACAGCGCGATTCAGCGCCTTGAGATTCAGGTAGCCCAGTTCGTCCAGCACCCGCGCGCGCGGCGTCGCCTTCTTGAACGGACCCGGCCCCCAGGCGCTGTCCGACTGGCGACGGAACGGACAGGCGATGATCGGCGCGGAGCCGGCGCCCTCGAACGTCAGCGTCAGCTTGACCTTGCGGTTGACGATGATGCGATAGTTCCAGCGCTCGACGCCGGGCGTGGACCAGTCGCGGTCGCAGCCTTCGATCACCTTCTCCTTGCGGTTGTTGCGCCCGCCGGTCGGCATGGGAAAGATGGCTGGATAGCGCTCGCCCCACAGCCAGTGCTGCTCCTGGGGCGTCAGCTGCATCTCGCGCCACTTTCCGGTCGTGTTGCCGTCCGGTCCGCGCTCGACCAGCAGGTCGGGGATCTCGATCGGCTGGAAATGGATCGGGTTCAGCGGGCCCATGTCGCTGATCGCCATCGCCATCTGCGACACGCCCCACATCAGGAACGTCTCTTGCGCCGCGTCGTAATAGTTCGACCGTTCGATCTCGGCGAAGATGCGGTCGCCCATGGCCTGGAGTTGCGGCCCGATCTCGCGCCGCTGCCCCTCGGTCAGGTCTTCCGCCGGCTCGAACGTCACCCACCGCTCGTGCTGCGGCGTGAAGGTCGAGATCATGTCGGAGGCGAAGTCCTCCCCCACCAGCTCAAGCTCGTTGTCGAACTGATCGTCCTCTTCCTCGATGCGGCTCTGGGGCTCGGACGACTCGCCGATCCGGCGATAGGTCGGGGCCGCCAGACGCAGGGTCTCGTTCAGCCAGTATTGATGGCGGTCGCGATCAGCGCGGGCCGCATCAATCCGACGCAGGAGTTTCTTATCGTCTTCCATTAGTAGAGCATGATCTGTTCAGAGAACTGCCCGCCGCCACGGCCTCCGCCGCCGCCGCCAAAACCTCCACCGCCGCCGCCGCCCCCGCCGATGGAGCCACCGCCCCCGCCGCCAAGCCCGCCGCCGCCGCCGTAGATCGGGACCGATCCGCCGGACGAAGCGCCGGCCACGCGGCCGAATCGGCGCAGACGACGCTGCGTGGCGCCCAGCAGCAAGGCTTGGGTTTCCTCAGTGCGCGCGTTCTCGGCGCGGCGCTCTTCGCGCTCACGCGCCGCCACAACGGCGGGATCTTCCTTGGGGGCTTTCGGGCTTCTCATGCCTGCTCGCTCGAAAACGCATGACGCGCGCCTAGAGCCAGCAGGTCACGACATAGGGCCTGCGGCCTCAACGCACGGGACCGGACGCCCAGCAGATGCGCCACCGCCGTCGTGCACCAGAACCCGGCGCGACTGGCCGGTTCGGCCTCGGCGGCCTGCAGGTGAAGGATGGTGCGGTGCGCCGGCAGGGCCTCGACCCAGGCGTCCATTTGCTCGGACGTCAGGGCGTGGATGAAGGTGCGCTTGAGCGTGACGTCGTAGAGCAGCCATACCGCCTGCTCGGCGCAGTAGCCGAAAGCCGCGACGTGGCGGAATCCGGGCCGGCACAGCGGCCACCACCAATGCGGCCGGGCGCCGTCGAAGAAGGCGACATACCAGGCGCCGGGGCAACCTGCGGGGACGCCGTCCTGCGTCATGCGCGTCTGCGGAACACGCCCGCCCTCGGCCCGCGATCAAAGACCCGCGCGCGCACCTTCGTCTCGACCGGCTTGCGCTCCCTGCCCTCGCCGAACAGGAGGTTGCCGCCCTCCCCCATGCCCAGCGCCATGTAGCCCAGCGCCTCGCACGGGTGGCTGTATTGGTTCTTCACGATGTCGCCGGAGGTGTATTTGCCGGCGGAGGTGTTCGTGACCTTGAACTGGTAGCCGCCGCCCAGGCCCTGCTCCAGCATCCGGCACGCCGGGTCCAGCAGGAAAGCCTGGTAGCCGTCGACCTGGCGCGTCAGCACATTGTCGATGACCTCCTTGCGCCCGCCGGGACCGGAGAAGCGGTTGGCGCCGGGGGCCAGCATCACGGGCATGCCGTTCTGCCGGAAGATGTCGAACGCCGTCTTTTCCTCCGCCTGGCCGCGGATGTTGCCGCCGGGGTCGCCGAAGAACTTCACGCGGCTGGGATCGACGCCGGGGAAGCGGCGCAGGATTTCGGCCTTCACGAACGGCGCGAAGGTCACGGCCCCCACGTCTTCAGCGTAAAGCTCCGCCAGCACGAAGATGCGCCCGCGCACCGTCTGGCCGAAGACGGCGGCCGGGGTCAGGCCGAAGTCCAGGCCGCAATACAGGTCCAGCTCGGGGTTGAACTTCAGCGAACTGGCGGCCACGTGGCTGTTGCGCTCATTGGCCGAGCGGAACAGCGGGTGCACCGCCTTGCCCTTCATCATTGAGGCGGCGATGTTGCGGCAGTTGGCGTCGATCCACTGCCGCCCGACGCCGTAGATCTTCTTGGCGTAGTAGTCCGGCCTCAGCCAGCGCAGGTTCTCCGCGCCGGGGTTGACGCAGTATTCCACCTCGTCGCCGGGGTTCAGCGACTCCATGCCATAGGCGCGCATCTCGTCGTCCATGACCAGCAGCGCCGGCGGCTGAACAAACAGGTTCCAGCCAGGCGGGCGCTTGTGCCTCTGCACGTCATCGGGCGTGAAGTGATCCGGCACCGGGGCCTTGCCGAACATGATGGGCGCCCAGTGCAGGCTCTCCGGCGCGTTCATGTCCGCGATGCCGCCGGCCCAGGCGCAGCCCCCCTGCTTCACCGACGGATAGCGGCCGCAGCGCGACAGCCCCTCCGTCACCAGGTGCAGGGTGATGTATTGCATCTCGTTGAAGTAGATGCCGGTCAGCTGGAGCGAGCGGAGCTTCTTGGCGTCCTCCTCCTTGTCCAGCGCCAGAAAGATGAACTCGGCTTCGATGTCGCCGTAGCGCATATGATAGGTGAACGGCGGCGACCACGACATTTCGCCGAACCCGCCCTTGGTCTCCATGCCTTCGGGAAAGAGGTTGCAGAACGACGGGATGGTCGTCGTCTTCAGTTCCGGGAAGGTCGAACGGACGATGGCGAAGCGGCTGCGACGCTTGCCGTCCCGCTGCACCGGCTGGCTGCTGGCGTGGCGGAACAGACGCATGATGGCGCAGTCCGTCTTGCCCGAGCCGATGGGCCCCTGGATGATGTCGAAGTCGCCGTCCGACAGCAGGAAGGCGGACAGGATCTGCCCGTCCGGTTCAAAGACGATCGGCTCTTTGGGAGGTTCGGGAGGGGGCTTGCGGGCCATGCGCCGAGGGTGGCGTCCGGCGGGTATGTCTCAACGCACGGGCTAATGCCGCCATCCTGGCAACCCCTGCCGGCTCAGGTGCGCGTTCTCGTGACATTGCAGGCTGGCGTAGAACTCGTCCGGGAACAGGCATGGGTCCGGCATCAGCTGGATCCGCAGGTCATCCCGCGTGCAGGCCATCGCGACGTATCCCTCGGGAACGGCGGCGGCGCGACTGCACACGTCGTGGACCGTCGCTGGATCGGCGAACAGGATCGTCACCGGGGCGTCCGGCGCCGTCAGATAGGCCTCGGGCGGGCGTTCGACCAAGGCGGCCGACGGGGCAGCGAGTGCAAAGGCGGCGGCGATGATCGAGGTGCGGATCATGCCGCGAGGGTGGCTGATGGGCGCGGGCGCTCAACGCACGGAGATTGCGCGAACGCGGCCGCCTGAACCTCTGTCCCGCGATATGGCGGCCTGCACCGCTTGCTGGGCGGTTCCTCCTATCGCCAGCACCCCGTGCGCCAGCTCACGTCCGGTCCCGATCGCGTACACATCCGCGTTCAAGCGGTCCCATGCCCGGCCGGACCACGTGAGCACCAGGTCGCCATGGATGATGATCCCTTCGCCGGAACCCTCCTCAAAGGCCGGAGGGGATCCGGCAGCGCCTCGCTCGCACCAATCCAGGAAGGCGTTGATCAGGCTCAGATCGCCAGCGGCGCCCCAACCTACGCCATTCTTCGCGCCAATCTTCCGGGCGGAGCCAACTCGCAAATCGCCGTTGGAGATCTGACTGTCTGCGGCCAGCGTCTTTCCGTCCCAGGCAATCGTCGTCACCCCACCATCTCCGGCGTAACCGTGACGCTCCCCACCTGCCCCCAGCGGGAATGATAGGTGTAGGCCGTCGCCTGTCGCTCTGACATCCAGCCGCCGCGGGCCGCGTAGGCGTCGCGCGCCGCCAGGGTCGAGTGTTGGACAACCTTCATGCCCGAATGCTCTTTCACCTCCTCGTGGTGGCGGTGGCCGCAATGGGCGTATCGCTTGGTGGTGGCGCCCCACTCGCGCGGGTACTGCGCGGCGAAGAGCAGCGGCAGCTGATCGTTCTTCTTCATGTGGCCGTGATGGAAGGCCAGCATGGTCTCGCCGTGCAGGTGCACGTAATAGGGCAGTTCGCTGTCGATGACCTTCACGCGCGGCTCGTTCTCATAGAGGGCCGCGAACATCAGGCGCAGCCAGACGCTGGACGCCAGGTCGTGGTTGCCCTCGGCCATCACCACGAAGACGGTGCGGTGCTTGGTCAGAGCCATATCGACGATGCGGCGCAGGATGCGGATCGCCGCGGACACCATCTTGGAGAAGCGGCCGTCCTGGTCGAGGATGTGCCCCGACGTCGGGGTTACGGGGAGTAAACCGTCGCTGTGAAGAAAGTCGCCTAACTGATTGACGACGCAGGTCTCGGCGTCCGGGCTGCGTTCGATCATCTGGCGGAAGCACTCGGTCAGGGTCCGCTCGGCGATGCCCAGGTCCCAGTCCGCGCCGCCCTCCTTGCGCCACGCCAGCATCCCGACGTGGCAGTCCGTCAGGGTGTAGAGGTTGCACAGGTGCGGCAGACCGGCCTCCGGCGCCAGGGTCGGATCAAGCCGGGGCAGTTCCTCGGCCATGGCGGCGAAGGCTTCGCGGATCGCCTCGCTGCGCAGTTCGTCGTCCAGCTTGGTCTTGACCCATTGCAGCCGGACATTGCCGTCACCGTCGTAGAGGGTCGAGTGCCCCTTGGCGACGAAGGGCGTGGGGACCGGGTGCTTGAGCCCGTGGTCGGGCGCGTAGCCCTGCGCGGCGGCGTGCGCCTTCACCCGCGCGATCGTCCGTTGAAATCCCGACCGGGCCTGGCCCAGCGCCAGCGCGCCCTTGCTGACGCCGCCATAGTCGATGACCGCCTGCACCACGCGGCGCTGCGCGTCGGACTGGCAGTAGGCCAGAAGGCCGGCGGTCGCTTGTTCGTCCGGTTGATGTTGCAGGCTCATTGGCCCTCGCAGGCTGTGCGCGCGGCGCGCTCCATTCGGTCTTGCGCGGCGCGCTCTTCGCGGCCGGCGAGCAGGAGCTTGACGCGCTCGAAAATGTCGGGAGCCGCAAGCAGCGCGGCGTCGGTGTCGGAATAGATCGGCTCGGGCAGATCAACCGGGCACGGCACAGCGACCGGCACGCGCACCTCGACGGTGCGAATCTGCGGCGCCGGGTTGTGCGCGCAAGCGGCCAGGGCCAGCAGGGGGATCAGCCGCAGCGCCTTCACGACACGGCCTCCAGGATCAGGCGGTTCGCCGCGTCGCACGGCGTCTCGCCAGCGTTCAGGCGCGACGTCAGGATGGAGCGAACGCGGGCGTCGCTGGCTTGCTTGGCGCGGCGGGCCTCGTCCAGCGCCTTGTTGGCCGCGGCGGTCCGGCGTTCGGATTCGGTCTGCAGGTCCTGAACGGCCCGGTTCTGGCGCTCCAGCTGCGCCTCCAGGTTGCCGCGCTCAGCCTCGCATTGCGCATGGCGGAAGCGCAGCCCTGTGACCGGCGTGTTGACCTCGGCGTCGAGGTTGGCGTGCAGCCGATGCGCCACGCCCCAGTTCCAGCTCGTCCAGATGGAGACCGGCAGCAGGACCACGACCGCCACGCTGGCGGCGATGGCCAGGCGCGAGGGCAGGATCATTTCTGGGCCTCGTTCAGATACCAGACCGCTTTCGCAAGGCTCTCGTTCTGGCCCTTCTTCGCCTCGCGCCAGATGTATTTCAGCGCGGCGCCCTTGCAGTAACCTCGGAACTCGTCGGGCGTCAGAGCCGCGCGGATGGCCTCGATGCACTCAAGGCCGCTGGCGGACTGATAGTGGGCGGGGTGGTTTACGGGGTCGGTCATCGATTGCCCTGAGCGCTGCTGCAAGTAACCGGCCATGGGCCGCCCGGGAAATGTGGCCGCTGATAATCATACGACGGCATGGGAAGCGGCGCTTGGGTCAGCATACGCTCACGATCTTCGCGACGTAGGCGCTCCAACTCCTCCCGGACGATCTGGCGGATTTTTTCCTCGCTCAAGCCCCCGCCCTCCCCTTGATCTGCACCCTGCCGGTCAGCACCAGGAAGGCGGCCACCAGCACCAGCGCGAACGCGGCAAAGGCCCACGGCGACGCGATGCCCTCCAGCACAGGGCGCAGGACAGCAGCCGCGCCGCCGAGGCCGCCGAGACCGGCCAGCACGCCGCCGATGGCGGTCTTGTCCTTGGTCAGGTCGGGGCCGTCGGGCGTGGCGGCAGGCTGAGCCGATGGCCCGAGACGCGCGGGCAGCAGTCCCGCCGACACGCCAGCCTCCTTGCGAGCGGCTTCACGCGCTGCCTTCAGACTGTCGAGGAAGTTCTTGTAATAGCCCGCGATCAGGCTGGCTTTGTCGGTGCCGTTGACGATCCGGCGCGCGCCTTCAGGGTCTTCCTTGTCGGTGGTGAAATAGTCGGAGAGCTTGCGGCCGGTGAAGTCGCCGTCGACCATGCCGGTGATCAGGATGCGGGCCGAGACGGCCAGGTCCAGCGCGCCATCCGGCATCCAGACCAGATCCAGGCCCAGCTTCTTGCCCATCTTCTCGTAGTTCCGGCGCCACGTCAGTTGCACCAGACCCCGCCCGTAATAGACGTGGCCGGTTTCCGGATCCGGCTTGCCGTAGCGGTATTTGGCCACGACGCGGCGGGCCTGCGTATCCGTCAGGCGTCGGCTGGGCGTCGAGCCCTCGCGAACCGGTGCCATCGTCCCGGCCGTCTCGTGAAAGGCGGTCGCCAGCACATAGGCCAGTTGCCGGTCATCATCGCCGGTCCATGCGTTCAGGATCGCCTCGCAGCCCGCGACCTGCTCCTGCGTCAGGCGATTGCCGAACGGGGCGCGGCGGGCGAAGGCGAAGAAGGTTGCGCGGTCGAGGGTCACTCAGCGGCCCTCCCTTTCAATACGGTCCAGTTGTTCCTTCATGGCCTTGGTTCGCTCATCCAGCCGGGCCAGAGTGCCGTCGCTCAACGGGGCGACCACCTTTTCCAAGGCAGAGACGCGTTGGTTCAGCCCGCCCCCCCAGAAGATCAGGGCAGCCGCCTGCATGATCAGGGCGATGATCACCCCCACCATTGACCAGTTGAGCTTCTTGGCTTCGGTCACCAGATCGATGTCCCGCCGTCGGGGGCGACCAGGAAGCCCTCACCCAGCCGGGCCAGAGTGCGGGGGAAGCGCGCGAGCACGTCGTCCACCAGCATGTCGATGATCGGTTCGGTTGCAGATCGAGCGTTCGCCATGATCCGAACACTCCGCGCCATGGCGTCGCCATCCAACGCACGGGCGCCCCTCAGTGCACCGTCACGCCCTCCGGCGCGCCCTCCTCGTCATCGCCGCACAGCGCCTTCAGTTCGTCGTCCAACTCGCGCAGGGATCGCTCGATGCAGCCGAGCCATAACGGATAGCTGCCCGACATCAGCACGAACCGGGACGGCTTGAGCCGCTGGGCCTGCAGGCGCCGCGTCTCCCGGACGATCCAGTGAACGCGGCGCTCCAGCAGCCATTCCCGGTAGATGGCGCGGAGGCGGTTCAATCCCCGTCCCCCGGCTCGCCGTATTCCACGATCGCAAAGGCGTGGAAGGCGCCGAAGCCCATCGCCAGCAGTCCGCCCACCAGCAAGACCAGCCACACGACCGGTGACGCCTGACGGTCCGCCACTGCCACGCCAGCAACCAGCAAGTTCATCGCTCCGAAGGCCAGGAGCGCCCAGCCGCCAACTCGAAACAGCCAGGTCATTCCCCCTCCCTCCGCACTCGCGTCAGCTCGTCGACCGTTCGCGGGCTGGGCGTCAGTTCGATCAGCCCATCCAGCACGGCGTTGACGATCGTCCGCGCCTCCGTGTCGACGATGAAGGGGCCGGCCGGGCTCGTCATGACGGCCTCGACCAGGGCGGGGTGGATGGGGGCGGTCATTGGGCGCCCTCCGGCTTCTCACGCCAGATGCAACGAATGATCGCCGCGACGCCCCAGGCGGCGAGCGCCGTCACAAACAGCGCCGTCCCCGCGGGGTGAGCGGTGAAGCCGTAAGCCACCAACCGACCAAGGACACCGATCCACCACGGGACCAGAATGACAAAGGCAAAGACGGTGAGGAAGAAGGCAAACTTACGCATTGGCAGTTCTCCAGTTGCGAAAAATTCTCAAAAGACGTTTGGGGGCCGAAAGATTCGGGCCCAACACCCCACGGGGCCCGCAGCCTCGCGGATTTTTCCCCCGCCCCGTCGGCCTGGCAGCCGCAGGTTTGTTGGCGCGCCGAGACCCGGCCGACCCATGCGGGTTCAGCCATTCGAGCCCGGCGAACGGAGCCCCGTTAACCGACGGCACTAGAGGCCTATTCATCGTCCTCGTCCTCGGAATCGGCGCATCCAACTGGATGCGAGTTGGACGGATTGGCGCTAGGCAGTTGAAAGGCCGGGGCCTCTATGACGCCGGACATCTGCCCGTGCGGCAGTTGCGCGGGCAGGTTCATTCCGCCGCAAGCGGCTCCATACCCCGCCAGTCTGACCTCTCCGTCATCGCTGAGCTTCAAGCGTTGGCGCTGGCGATCCGCATCGTCGGCCTCGAAAATCTCGACAAGGTGATCGTGCGGCAACCTGTAAGCGACCCTTGCAAGTTGGGGGACGAGCAATGACCGACCGCAACAGCCTTGCTTTCCGCGTCACCGACCTCCTCGTTCAGTCGCCCCACTTCATGATGAGCGAGAACCGGCCTCGCCGGGTAAGCGCCGCTTATGATCTGGCGCTGGACATCTGCAACACCGCGAGAGGGGACGACTTTCACCCCGTATCCGCAGCATGGGAGGTTTTTGACGACTGGCTCCACTTCCTGCGCGCCGAGGTTGGCGATGAGGAGATCGACTGCGTGCCGATTGAAACCCTGACGTCATGGTTTGCCGATTGCGCGACAGTTGAGGGGGCCATCAACAAGGCGCGCGACTACGCAATGACCCGCCACGCTAGCCACCCCGCCGACGGGGACGAAGCCGAAGGCGGAGTGAACCCAAAAGGAGCAGAAGCATGACCGCTGACCTGTCCGCCCTCATCGCTAGGGAGCCGTATCAGCCGAGTTGTGGATTTGAGGGCGCGGCGTTCATGGCCCGCTTCTGTGACCGCTGTGTTCGTGACGCCGCCTTCCGGGACGGCGCCGGAGACAGTTGCCCCATCGCGGCGAACACCATGGTCTATGACGTGGACGATGACGCCTATCCGGTCGAGTGGCGCGAGGACGGTCCTGAAGGCCCGCGTTGCACCGCGTTCGAAGATGAGCAGCCCCTCCTTCGCGCCAAACAGGGAGAGGGGTGATGGAGGCGCTGAAGCCCCTGAAATCGCCGAGCGGTCACGACGCCTACTGCCACGTCTGCTGGGAGCCGACCTATCGTTTCTGGGTGGACAAGGAGGCTCCCGATTACACGAAGTGCGGCGTAGGTGACTACACGGCCCAGACCTGCCCCAATGCGGTCGGAGCCGCCCGGCAGAAGGCGGCCTTCCAGCGCCTGAGGGATGAGGGGCTTCTACCAGCCAAAAACGGAGGGCCAGCATGACCCCCATCGTCCTGATCTGCGCCCATGATTGACACCGCATCCCTCCCCCCTCGCCTGCACCTGCCCCAGGTCCTGGAACTTGCAGGCTACGGCCGCTCGACGCTCTGGCAGCGCCAGCGCTCCGGCAAGATGCCGCGCCCCATCGACCGCGGTCCGCGCGGCGGCATCTACAACCGCGACGCAGTGTTGACCGCCCTTGGAATATCTGCCCATGACCAGCACGACGCCCCCGATCCTTGGGACATTGACCCTGATGCCCTCCGCGAAGCGCTCTCTGGGCCCCTACGTCGTCCTAAAAAAGCGGGCCGGCGGTAAAGCCGCAGCCTACTTCCAAGTTCCTGCGCGCCTGCGACCGCCGGGCTGGGCGCCGGCGATCCGCATTTGCAGACAGCACGATCTGTCAGCCGACATCGAGGCCATCTCCAACGAGGCGTTCGGCGCCCTTCTGATCGAAGGGGCGAAGCTGCTGGAGCGGCTGAACAGCGCGCGGAACGGCGCACCGGAAGCGCCGCCGGCCAGGAGCCTGCCGACGCTGGTTCGGGCCTGGCAGCGTTCGAGCCGGTGGCATGACCTGACGGAAAAGACGCGGGAGGGTTACGGCTACTCGATCGACAAGATTCTGGCCTGGTCGGCTCTTGGCAAACACCCCGATCCGACATCGCTCAGCCGCACTCAGATCGAGCGGTTCCTGTCGGCCTTCAACGATCGCCCGACGACCAAGCGTCAGACGCTCAAGGCTTTGCGCCTCGTCATGGATCAGGCCGTCGCCGCTGGGTGGCGAAACGACAATCCGGCCAAGGGCATCAGCGTGAAGGTTCCTCGGACCAAGGCCACGATCTGGGAGCAGAAGGACGTCGACTTGTATGTGAAGACGGCCCGATCCCAGGGCATGAACAGCATCGCCCTTATCATCCTGCTGGAATGGGAGATCGGCCAGCGGTTGACCGACGTCCGTCAATTCCGGCCGGGCGCCGAATACGACGCCGAGCGCGGCGTCTTCTCGTTCCGCCAATCCAAGACCGACGAGCCGGTTGTCGTGGAGATCAGCGAGGCGCTGCGGGAACTGCTTCAGCCTGCGGTCGATGACGACCAGCTGTTCCTGTTCCGCAATGAGCGCACCGGCAAGGCCTACACCGAGAACCGGCTGAGCCAGACCTTTCGGTGGGTGCGGGCTGCTGCGGTCAAGGCGGGCGGGCGTCCGCTCGTGCTGCGCCAGCTTCGCCACTCATGCGTCGTGCAACTGGCCCGCGCCGGATGCACCGTGCCGGAGATCGCCAGCATCACCGGCCACAGCCTCGGCTCGGTCAACACCATCCTGACGACCTACCTGCCGCGCGATTCGACGGTGGCCAGGAACGCGCAGATGAAGCGGGGAATCATCCCGGCGGCGAACGCGTCATGA